AACCTGTAAACTCACCAATTTCACTTTGTAAAGTTTTGCTTCCTTTTCCAGAACCAAGCCGTTTAACCATGTCTTGATACCACCGTTCAGTTCCTCCCGGTGTTTCACGTTGACGATTTGTTTCTGATTGGTTAGGAGGCATAAATGGTAAAATTGAGTACTTGACTACTACTTGACAACGTGTTAAACTTACTATGTCCGGAATGAAGTTAAAAACTACTTACTATTTATAGTAGTTCCTAAATCCTTCTCTGTGACAAGCATGAATTCCCATCCGTGCTGAGAAGCAAATCTCCGGGCCGCACTCCATTTTGCGTTGTTTACACCCCATTGCTTTACTTCGGAAATAAATCTTTGTGTTTTTCTTTGAGGAACTTGTGGAGGGACCGTGAATCTATACGGTTTCACTTCCACAAGATATTTTTTTCTTCTCCCAGTTTTTTCCATGACTTCCACATAGAAGTCCACAAAATATCTATGAACTAGATTGTCCATGGGACTGACGTAGGGAATCACAATTTCTTCGCTGGCCCATTTCAATACCGAATCACTGGTATCACACCATTTCATGAACTTCAATTCATAACTGCTGCGATATATGATTTCTGTTGGATCCCCGACATATTTCTGGGGATTTTTTGGTATGAATCTTCCTTTATACGTATCTTTGGTGTAAGCCATATAAATATCTGTAAAGTATACCCAAGGAAACTATTTATGGCCAACTTTAAAAGCACAAAAACACTCACCGTGGGTTCAGCCATTACTGAGCTGGGTAAAAAGGGATTGGAAGTGTATAGATATCCTGAAGATGTGGGTAGTGACACAACACCGCATTACATGATGTTTTACATCACAGAACGCTCTGGCCAAGTTCCTAAAGAGATGCAAGCTCCTAAAGGTAGCATTCCTGTGGAACCCAGTTCTCAATTTCGTCCAGAAACACAAGTAGGTCCAGTGGCACAGGCTGCGGTCGCAGGTGTGGCTGGGGGTGCTGGTGCTGCCTACGTTGGTAACAGATTGGCTAAACGTGTTAGTGGTGTTTTTAACAGAACATTTCGAACTGGTGTTCGAACCATTGATAACGCACGTCAAACAGCTAGTAATATAGCTGTTACCACAGCTACAGGTGCAGCTGCTGTTACTGGCGCCGGCGTAACTGCTGCTGTCGTGACGGCGGAAGGGGGTTCAGCACGTGATGCTCAAACGTTGAAATATTGCGTGGCATTATACTTGAATAATAAACCACGAACAGAATATGCAGCCAATTGGGCCGATACCGATTTAGGAATGTTTGGTGGTATCACATCTGAAGCGGCCGCAGCTCTTCGTGGAGTGTTCACAGGAAACGGTGAAGGAATGTCTGGTCGTGTAGATGCAGCAGTAAATGCTTTGAAAAATGTTGGTGGAGCAGGAGCTGCCTTGGCGTTAAACAATGCTGATAAAGCATTAGGTGAGTTAGGAGGAGGGGCGGCTGCAGCAGTTAGTGCCTTTAGTGGCACCGCTATCAATCCATTTAAAAGTCAGCTGTTTAAAAACATGAACTTTCGAACCTTCAATTTCGATTACACATTCATTCCTAAAAACAAAACAGAATTGGACCAAATATTTGACATCATTGATTTATTCAAATATTACATGCATCCCACATTAGGAGCAGAAAAATTCTTTGTTAGTTATCCTGCTGAATTTCAAATAGAATTTCACTATAAAGGAGAAGGACCAAACACCTATTTGTTTCGAACCAGTAGTTGTGCACTTACCAACATGAAAGTGGAATATGGAGGTAGTGATTTCATCACAGTGAAAAATACTGCTGGTGCTCCTTCTGAAGTATCAATGTCCTTGACATTCACAGAACTGGAATTGATATACCGCGACCGTATTCAACAAGCAGGATTCTAACATGGATTATTTTTCACGATTTCCTCAAATTGTAATACAAAGCAATAACAAACCCATCATCATCACAGATTTTCTCCGTCGTGTATCATTATCTGACAAGTTTCGGATAAACACGGTATTTCTAGATGAGTATCTAGTGAAGGATGGAGAAACACCTGAAATGGTTAGCAATATTTTCTACGGGAAGCCTGAATATCATTGGATAATTCTCATGGTGAATGACATCACAAATCCACGTGAAGAATGGCCTATTTTAGATGCCAAGGTTACAGATTTAGTGTACTTGAAATATGATTTCAAAATCACAGTTCCTGATGGTAGTGAATATACTGCCAATGATGTCATTACATCTGACAATGATGGAAAATTTCTAGTAAGTAAAGTTGTTGATGATGTGGTTCATATGCGTTCTCAAGTTGGAAAAATTCTATTGACATCATCAAACACGTTAACTAACGTAACAACTGAAACTGAAGATTTAACCATAACATCCATCATTGACCCAGAAGAAGATGTTCATCATTATTATGACACAGAACTTGGATATATTGTTGATGAAGATTATTCAGTAAACACTATACCTGTTAATAATTACACCTATGAAAGTGAAAGAAATGATGAAAAACGAATCATTAAAGTATTGAACGGATCTTATGTAGAAACTGTGGCAAGAGAATTCACAGATTTAATTAACCGGTAATTGTAATGTCGGAATTGATAGAAAAAGCTGGCGATGTTAAAATAGAAGAAATTTCTATAACATCAAAAGGTAAAAAATTTGACATCAGAAATCTTGTGTTAGAAACTACTATCTATGAAGATATTTTTTCTAATGTCATGACGGGTCATATTGTGGTTCGTGATTCTGCCAGTTTCATCACACAATTACCTATATCAGGTGTGGAACAAGTTACTATAAAATATAGAACACCTCAATACACCAACAATGCTACTATTCAAAAAACTTTTTATGTGAATGGTGTTGAAGAACGCATTCTAGATAACACACAACAATTGTATAGTATCAGTTTAATTTCTATAGAAGCATTGACAGATAACATTACACGAGTTAGTAAAAAGTTTTCTGGAAAAACACATGAGATGATTCAAACTATTTTTGATAAGTATTTGAAGGATAAAAAGAACTTGTTAATTTTAGAAGAACATGCATCTAGCACTTCTGTGGTGTCTCCTTTTTGGTCCCCATTGAAATTGATAAATTGGATATGTGCAAGAAGTTATAAAAATGCACCCAATGTAGTGTTTTATGAAAGCAACAAAAATTTTTATCTAACTAGTATTGAACATTTAATTCGATTAGGTGTAACCAACATCTATGATACATTTACATATAGTGCAAGTGCATCATCTGATGAAACTTTAAATGTTAGTGCGCAATTCAAAAGAATTTCTAATATAAGTCCTTCAACATTTTTTGATGTGTTTGAAGCACAAGATTATGGATATTACACTAGCAATTTAATTACACATGACATCACATTGAAACAATATTATGAAAATCCTCATAATCAATATGAGTATCATGATAAAGTATTGAATCTTCATGACCAAGGTAAATCACAAACATTTCCACGTGATTTACCTAGAAAACCAGATATGTATCGTCGTGTACGAACTAAACAATACGGAATGTTTGATGAAAACAAAGACCCTTTATATGAAAAATGGGTGGCTCAAAGAAACAGTTTAATGTATGAAGCTGGTAAATTGCATTTAACTATTGAAGTACCTGGAAGAACAGACATTGAAGTTGGTAAAGTGGTGGCACTTAACATTCCAAAATCCACAGAACGTGATTTAAGTGCGGCTACTGGTCGTGATTTAATAGACCCTTATCTGTCAGGTAATTATCTTATCACAGCCATTCGACATCAGTTTTCAACAAACAAGCATATAATGTATTTGGAAGTCATGAAAGATTCTTATCAAAAGGAATTGAGATAATATGGAAAACATTTACGGTAACGGATTTTGGTGGTGGGTTGGCGTTGTTGAAGATAGAAATGACCCTCTCTTTTTAGGAAGATGTAAAGTACGTATTGTCGGCTATCATAATGCTGACAAGGTGGAACTCCCTACTGAGAGCTTGCCATGGGCATACCCCATGCAACCCATCACTTCAGCTGCCATGTCTGGCATAGGCACCACACCCACAGGACCTGTAGAAGGTACCTGGGTAGTTGGATTTTTCCGTGATGGAGAAGATTGTCAAGAACCATTGATGATTGGTACCATTGGTGGTGTGATGGCCCGTTCCTATTATGATAAAATTCAAAATAGAAATAATTTTGGTTTTCAAGACCCAAATAAAAAATATCCATTACCAGAATACATTAATGAACCTGATACTAATCGTTTAGCTAGAAATCAAAAAGTTCAAGAAACAATTGTTCAAAAGAAGAAAGATGAACGAACTTTATTAGTGGATGTGGCTTTAGATGGTGGGACATGGGAACAACCAGAAATCCCATATGGACCAAAATATCCATTCAATCATGTTACACAATCGGAAAATGGACATTTAATTGAAATAGATGATTCACCTGGGTCAGAAAGATTGCATGTCTATCATAACAAAGGAACATTTGTTGAAGTTGATGGTGCAGGAACCATGGTTCGACGTATCGTGGGCGATGATTATCATATTGTAGATTGTAATGGATTCATTAACATCAAAGGAAAAGCCAACATCACAGTTGAAGGTAGTTGTAACATTTTAGTGAAAAACAATTGTAATCTTCAAGTAGATGGTGATTTAAAAACACACGTTCATGGAGATTATGAATTGAATGTGGCTGGTAAAATTGACATGGCTGCAGGAAAAGACATCACAGTTCATACCAATGAAGATTTCACAGTTAACAGCTCTACAGATATATTAATGAAGTCTGGTGCCAATGTTAAAATTGGTGCATCTACAAAAACAAGCTTTTCTAGCCCTATCACAGAAGGTAACATATTCCAAGGAACATTTAAGGGAGCGTTGTCAGTTTCACCTCCTCAACCAGTTCCAGCCTTCACTGTTCCTGAATTATCACCAGTAGAAGAAAAATCTCCTGAGGAACCAGAAATAACTCCTCCTGGGTTTACATTAACTCCCGAAGACCGAGCTGCATATTTTGCCGAAGCTTTAGAAGCACGACAATCAGATGATCCCATGTCACAAGAATATGCTTCATTGAAACAATCGGAAGCAGATGTCGGAGAAGTGATTTCTGCTCCAGCTTCAAATCCAGAACCTCAACAATCCACCTGCGAACTTGCACAGGCAGTTATTAATGAAGCCATGAAGTATGTGGGTATGTTAGAAACGGGAACAGCAAGAGGAGCAGCCAATAATACAGGTGGTAAATTAGGGGGAGGAGAACTTCCTCCTGGCCAATCCGGCATCATTGACACCATGGTGAACGCTACTGGTTCTGGTGGTTTCCATGCCGACCGAATTAAGAAAGAAGGTAAAGGTGCAGAATGGTGTGCTTCTGCTGTATATTCCTGGTGGACGGCTGCTGGTGCAACTGCTCCGCCAAAGAGTTATGGGCCAGCTGCTTGTGCCGCTTGGGATAGATGGGGAAGAGAAAAAGGATTGCTGTCTGATACACCTAAACTAGGTGCTGCCATATTATATTACGGTGATCCATCTCGTCCTAATCATGCCAATCATATTGGAATTGTAGCAGGCATTTATCCTGATGCTTCACCAGATAGACGTATCAAAACAATTGAAGGCAACACTACAGGTGGAGCCGGTTTTAATCGTTCAGGATGCGGATGTTTTGTGAAATATCCAAATCCAAGTCGCAAAGTGAAGTATGTGCATCTACCAGATAGTTGTCAAGAACCTCCAGCTGCACCTACAGCATCTTCAGATTGTGTGTCAGCTGAAATGGCTGCATTTATAAACAAATTGAAGGGCAAAATTCCAGAAACTGTTCGTCAACAAATTCCAGAAGTAGTATGTAAATTCAACATCAATACACCACAAAGACTATCACACTTCTTGGCACAATGCTCGCATGAAAGCGGTCATTTCCGAGCTGTTAGAGAGAACTTAAACTATTCAGCCAAGTCGTTACGTTCAGTATTTGGTAAATATTTCCCAACTGATGAAATAGCTAGACAATATGAACGTCAGCCAGAAAGAATAGGTAGCCGAGCATACGCCAATCGTATCGGTAATGGTGATGAAGCGTCAGGAGATGGATACAGATATCGTGGTCGCGGATACATTCAATTGACAGGAAAACAGAATTATGCTGCATTTAGAAGATTTGTTCCTGAAGATGTTGTGGCTAATCCAGAGTTGGTAGCTGACAAATACCCACTTCTTTCTGCTGCTTGGTTCTGGAATTCAAGAAACTTGAATAATAAAGCTGATGAAGGAGCCCTCCCTGCTGTTCGAGCTGTTACAAGAGTTGTGAACGGCGGATTCAATGGGTTGGCTGACCGTGAAAAAGAATTTAACAACTTCATAGCTCTCGCATAACCATATAAATATTAAATAAAAATGCCTATTCTTTCACCTAACAAACTATATAAAGACTTGGATTTATCTTTTACAGCACATCCTCAGACTCAGGATGTGTTGAAAAAAGTAGATGCAAATGCCATTAAACAATCTTTGAAACTGTTGTTATTTACTAATTTAGGTGAACGTTTGTTTCAACCCAATGTAGGGTCTCCATTATATAATTTGTTGTTTGAGCCTGCGGATGCCATCACAACGCTAGCTATCAAACGAAGCCTTGAGAACACCATAAGTCAATATGAACCCAGAATCACGTTGGAACTGGTAGACGTGTTTCCTAATGAAGATGAAAATTCATATGAAATTTCCATATACTTCACACCTATAGGTATCAATCAACCTACGTCCTTGACGGTTACTTTAGAGAGATTACGATAATGGCAGAACTCAACATCACAGAATTAGATTTTGACACGATTAAAACTAATTTACGAACCTATTTGGCAGCACAACCTGAGTTCACCGACTATGATTTCACGGGTTCTGCATTAAGTTTGTTGTTAGATGTGTTAGCATATAACACACATTACAATGCTGTATTAGCTAATTTACAAGCTAATGAAATGTTCATTGATACCGCCATTAAAAGAACATCTGTGGTTTCTCTAGCAAAAATGCTTGGATATAGCCCTCGTTCTACAACATCAGCAAAAGCACAAGTGGATTTAATTGTTACCCAAGATGTGACTACTGAATCTACTTTAAGCATCACGCCTGATGTTAAGTTTAACGCATCCATTAACGGACAATCATTCACATTCAACGTGAATGAATCACAGACTGCTACACTCAATGAAAGTGGTGTGTTTGAATTTACTGATGTGGAATTGATTGAAGGCATTTATCTATCCAATTCATTTTTAATTGGTTCTGATAACACATCAGGTCCATTGATTATTCCAAATAACAATGTAGATACCACTACTATTTTAGTGTCGGTACAAACATCATCATCAAATCTAACATCCGCAGACTGGGTGAAAACATCTACAATTGTTGACATCACAAACACCAGCAAAGTGTTTTGGGTGGAAGAAAACAATGAAGGGCAATACCAACTCG